TTGCGCAGCGGGTATTCGCGGACATCGGCGCGCCGGCCAACTGCGGTCGAATAATTGTCCAGGCGAAACGAGGCGCCGCGAAACGAGCCGCTGGCGTCGGCGAGCCCGATGCCAGGAGCGAGTTGACTGAGCATCAGTCGCGTTCCTCGGATGGGTTAAATTGTTGTAATATCTGCGGAACACAAAGCCAAAATCGCAGCAGCAATGGTCGCGTGCCATCGTGCGCGACGATCCGCCCTAATATGCACCCGCTAATGCTCCTCTGGGGCCGGCGTATTCTGTCCGCAGGCTGACTTCGAGATTGCCGGTGGCGCCGCCTTGGTTGACCCGCATCCCCTCGGGCGCGTTGGCGAACGTCACCTGGATTTGCGCCTTGGCGTTCATCATCTGCTGCGCCGCTTGCAGGATTTGCTTGGCCGCCTCGATCTGCTGGCCAGCCGCTTGCAGCGCCTGCGGCCCAGCCGCGGCGAGCTCCTTCGCCCCGGCTGCGGCGGTCGGTGCCCCCGCTGCTGCCGCAGGGCCGGCAGCCCGCGCGGTGGCCGGTGGTGCGGCGGCGCGCGCTGCGGGTGCTGCGGTCTTGGTCGCGGCGGCGGCGGCGCTGGCGACGGCTTTTGTCACTTGGGCCTCTGGCGCCGGCGCTGGCGGTGCTTCTTTTTTTCCGCTCCACCAACTGGTAGCCCAATCCCAGCCGGCTTTGACCTTGTCGATCGCGCCAGTAATGAAACCGATGATCGGTTGGATTTTCTCCCAGGCCCAGTCGAACCAGCCGACAACGCTTTTCCAGGTATCCTCAAAAAATTTAGCTACAGTATCCCATGCCGCATAGAGCTCTTCAGGGACGAATTGTTCGGCAAACTCGCCGATCCATTTAAGGACAGCCCAGAACGTTTCTTTGATGCCAGGCCATAGCCCAACGATCCACTCGCTGAAGGCGGCCCACGCCTCCTTGATCGGTTCGGGGATGAACTGGTCGACAAACTCGCCGATCCAGTCGATGGCGGCCCAGAACCCCGCCTTGATGCCGGGCCATACGCCGGCAAACCATTCGCTGAATGCTGCCCATGCCTGATAGAGCTCATCAGGAATGAACTGCTCGACAAATTCACCGATCCAGCCAAGGACAGCCCAGAACGCCGCCTTGATGCTTTCCCAGATACCGGAGAAGAACTCTGAGATCGGCTCCCAGTATTTGTAGATCAGGTAGACTGCGGCGCCGAGCGCAACGATCGCCGCGATGGCTAGCCCGATCGGGTTGGCCAGCAGCGCGAGGCCGAAGCCGATGACTGCCTTGGTTGCGGCCCACGCCGCCAGCACCAGCGTTTTGCCGACCGAGTAGGCGAGGACCCCGATCGACTTGGCTAAGCCGGCCACCGCTCCGACCACCTTGGGCGCGACCACCAGGCCGAAGACCAGCAGCTTGGCGTTGCTGTCGCCGATCACGGCGGTCAGCGCCTCCCACATCGGCGTCACCACCGCCTTGACGATCGGCACGATTACCTTGATCGCCTCGTACAGCGCCTTGAACACCTCGGCGAGGGTGCGGACGGCAGTGGTGACGCCTTCGATGATGTCGGCCTTGTTGGCCTGCATCCACTCGTCCATGCCGCTGGCGGCGCCGTTCATTGACGGCAGCAATTCGTCGAGGACCGCGTAGGCGATCCCCTTCGCGTGCTCGGCCAGCGTCGTCATCGTGTCGCCAAAGGCTTTAGAGGCCTGCGCCAATTCGAGCGACATCACCGCCGCAGCCTTGCCGTGCTTCTCGATGCCCGCCCGGCCCTGGTTCAGGAATGGCAGCATCTCCTTGGCGCCCTTGCCGAGGACGGCAGTGGCGATGCGCATTTTTTCAGTGTGGGTTGTCGCGTTGGCGACGCGGTCGGCGAGCCGCAACAGCGCTTCGTTGCTGTCGATTGTCCCGGCGCGCATCTCCTTCATCGTAAAGCCGAGACCCCGGCCGCTGCCGGTCAGCGCCTTTTGTTGCTCTGTCAGCTTCTTGCCGATCACGCTTGATTTGGCCAGCACGGCGTTCATCTTGCCGACCGAGCTCGTGATCGTGTCGGCACCGACTCCTTCCTGCTTGCCGGCATATTGCAGACGCTGCAACTGCTCGACGGCGATGCCGGTCGACTGCGACATCTTGATCAAACTGTCGCCGGTCTGGATCGCATCCTTGACCATCGTGGCGAGCCCGATGCCGCCAGCGATGACGCCGAGCCGAGCAAACGGCGCGATCGTGCCGGCGATCGCGTTGCGCAGATTGAGCACCGACTTGCCGACACCGCCGACGGCAGCGCCGACCTTGTCGAGCCCGATCGACTTGGCGGCGGCAATGCCACGCGCGCCGAGACTGCGCAGTCCCGCAGTCGCGCCGGCGATCTTCTTGTTGAGGCCATCGATCGGGCGGGTGAATTTGTCAGCGAGGCTGACAACGACCTGGAAGCCGGGGTTGCGGCCCTGCGCCATTTACGACTGCTCGCGCTCGCGCATCTTCTTTAATTCAGCGCCGATGTATTCACAGCGCTCGGCCCACCAGCGCAATTCCCAGGTATCCAGTTTCTTCAACTCGGTCGGGGACCAGTGAAAATTGTACGCGAGCCAGGCGCCGAGTTCTCGCCAGTCTCCGGGGCATCTTCCCCCAGCAGTTTGGCGCACTCCTCGCCCACGCGCTTCATGTCGCGCGCTCGCAACTGACGGATGACCGACGGCGGCAGCCCAGAACAGGCACAGATCGTCAGGATGCCGCGCTCGATGTCGCCGCCCGCGCGATCGAGCGCCTGCAGCGAGTCGAACGTCGGCTCCTCCAGTTCGATCTCGGGCAGCATCTCGCCGCCGTGGTTGATCGGCACATGCAGCGGCACGCTGATACGCAGAGGCCCCATCATCTCCTTCTCCCTGATGATCATCATCCGGTTTGCCGGCGCATGTCCGGCCCTTCAAATCGCAGTGTCAGGCTGCCCTCGGCGGCGGCCAGTTCGAGATCGTTCGCCTGAAACGCGTTGCGCAGCACCCAGGTCTCGCCAGTCTCGAGCTCGGCGGTGATCGTAGCGTTGGTCAGGCTCATCATGTCAGTCATCGGAAACTGGTTCCGATTGGTCACCTCAACCTCGATGAACTGCGGGTGGTAGACCGACTGATAGCCGTGGAAACCATCGAGCCCGGACACTGCGGTCCGGGTCCACTGGTTCGGGCTGATCGTCAGCGTCCCGCGCACGGAAACCTGCCGCGAGTCGATCTTGACGTAGGCAGTTCCGGCTACACAGTCGGCCATTTCGGCTTCCTCCAGTCATGAGTCCAAAAACGATCGAACGGCCAGCCGGTCGATAGCGTGACGTGTCGCCGGTCGATTACCAGAAACCACCAGCCTCGCGACAATCTCAGCCGCATTTATGCAGAAGCTATGCGGCGAGCCGCGCCTCGGCGCCGTGCAGCCGGAACGCAACCAATGCGGCAAAAATTCTTAGCTGATTCACGAAAGAAGGACTCAGGAACGCATTGAGCCGGTTCGGGTCGGTGGAGTCGCGCTCGACGATCAGCGCCTGCTCGAAGCCCTCCAGATCCTCGACGATGCCGGTCTCGATCAGTTCGCCATAGTGCGCGATCAGTTCCGCCCGCATGATCCTCGGCGTGACGATCGCCTGGCCAGCGCCGAAACGCTGCCCGTCCGAGGCCAGTTTGTGCCTCGGGAATTTGGTCGTGATCCGCGCGTAGCAGGACCGCGAATAATAAGCCGCCGAGTACATGGTCTCGATATCGAGGTAGCTGTTGTCCGGCGCCCCCCAGCGGTTGCGCTGATAGGTCGTGATCAGCCGGTCGATGTAGACCGTGTTCGCGTCGTCGGTATAGGTCGCGCTAACCCCGGAGAAATAGAGGGTCTGGCGCTCCAGCCGGGTGAACCGGTTGTCGCGGCTCGGCGCGCGCACGCCGATCAGCGGCAGCGCCTGGCACGGCCGCGCCGGATCGATGCTCAGCGAGCCCGCCGCCTGGCCGGCATACGCCGCCAGCCATTCGTCGTGCGGCGTCGCACTGCCGAAAAAACCCATGATCGTGACGTGCTGGCCGTTGCGCTGACGACCGAGGTTGATCAGACCGCCGATGCGCTGCTCGGTGCAGGTAAACCCGTGCCCGTACAGCATCGACTGCCAGGACCAGCGCCCGGTCGTGTCGTTGAAGAACTCGTCCAGCGCGTTGAGATCGTTGTCGACCGCTGGTGGGGGCAGATGCTGCAGCGGGAACGGGCTGATCACGAAATCGAACGGCGCGTCGCCGGCCGCGCTGAGCAGCGCCGCGATATCCGGCCGGCCAGCGCCGCCGAGCATCGGCGTGATCGTCGCCGTGACACCAGCCGGCAGCATCTCGCCACCGGCAGCACCCGCCAGCGAGAACCCGATGTCGACGCCGCCGAGGATGCCGCCCTGCATGGCCCTGATCTGCACGACGTCGTCGCCTTTCGGCAGGGTCACCGGCGGCACTGGGTCAGGCGCTGCGGCATCGATGTAGGCGGTAACGCCCAGCTGCGGGTTGGTGTTGATCGCGTCCATGCAGGCTAAAGCCATGTCCTGCGGAGTGTCGCCGGTGCCGATCGTGAAGCGCACCAGCCGGCCCGCGATGTAGAGCGACACCGTGCCGCTGGCGGTCGCCGGCCCATCCCATTCGATCGCACCCCAG